AGTCTGGAACTGATCAGCGGTCACATAATCAACGCTGTTAATGCGTTCCACGGTGTAGCGAACGTCGATTGGTGCGGCAACCTCTGTTCCACCACCTTCGCCTGACGTTCCAGGGGCTCCAGAGTCTGGAATGACAGAAGAGCCGCGAGCACCACGCGAGTACCGCGCCATGCTTTCACGCATCTTGGACTCGGGAATAATGTACTCAGATTCACCACCTTCACCGACAAATGCGCGAGTAGGACCGGAAACATAGCCGCCGCTTGCAAAACTAAATGTTCCTGCAGCTGCTTGATCCGCCATATTGCCTGTTGTAAAACCTCCGCCCTGCAAGACTTCTCCAACTGCTGCTGAATTAGGATCACCTCCGCTAGTGCCCATCCCAGCAAACGCACGAGCAATGCCAATCGCGATGTACGTCGCAATCATTTGCTTCGCAACATCCATCAACAATGACGCAATATCTCGCAAGAAATCAGCAAACGCTTCTTTTGCAGTCTTTGTGCCTTCAACAACTGCAGTTAAGTTGTTGAACAAAGAATCCGTTACTGGAACGGTGATTGCCATTGCTTCGTTAAAGCGCATTTGCGCTAACGCAGCTTCATCCATGGCTGGCTGATACTCTTTATATCGAGCAATGTTATTTTCTAGCTCAACTCGTTTATCTACTAAAGCAAGTCTTGCTTCATGATCTAAATCCGTTCCAAACTTAATGTTTTTATTTACGTCGTCTAACTCTTTATTCATTATCCTAAGTGTTTCGGCAAACCTTAGATTTTGCTCTGACTCAAGCTTGCGGCTTTCGCCAAAGAATGGATCCATCAGAAAATCTTGATTCTCAAAAGGACTGGTTGCACGAATAGCCTGTTGAGCCGCAATTTCTGCAGTCATGTCTGCCATTGAAATTGCCTGATTTTTAGTGGCTCGCTCCAGCTCAAATGCTGCTTGCGCTTGACGCGCCAAGGTCTCTGCATTTCTTTGAGCGGCTTGAGCCTCCAAAAGCTCTGCCTCAGCCAAAGCTTTTTTCAAGCCAAGACGCTGTCTGTCAGCATCTGTTTGAGCGTTTGAAAACTCCAGCTGAGCTTTCGCAAGCTTAATATCTGCCTTGGCAACTGCTACCTGACTTGTTTTAACACCAAGTTGTCCTCTAATTAAGTTTAGACGGTCCTGCTCAATCGCTACTTGGAATCCAGCAAGAGCTATTTCCGCTTTTCTGATTTGTTCAACTCGTTCAGCAATATCAATTTGATTCTGAGTTGGCAAGTCTGGCTGACCATTAGATTTTACAGAAGATGGCTTGCCTCCCAGCGCTCCTTCGCTTGCCATTTCGCCTTGAGCTATTGCGAAACCAGCGGCTCTTCCAAGCATTCCACCGCCCTGGCTGACTCCTCCGGCACGATTAAATAGATTTACTGCTTTAGTTAAAAATGTTATGAATCCAATAAGCTTATTAGACGCAAGAGCGGCAAGAGCAAGTCTTAGTTTTTTAACTTCATTAGCAAACTCATCGTTTTTTTCTTTAAATTTTTCAATGTCTTTAACGCCAAACTCTCCGATTTCCTCTCTAAGCGTTTCTACAGCAACAGCGCTTGCAGTTGTATTTAAACCAAGATCCTGAAGCTCTCTAATTAATCCTTTTGTTTTCGTACCCGAAAGCGGTAAAAGATCAATTAGTTGTTGAGCATTTTTTGTAGGTTCTTCTAAAGCTTTTCCTAGTTCAACAGCGGCGTCAACAGCCGCATCTAAAGGAGTCAAAAGGACTGATCCGGCAATGCCACCTGCAAACGACGCTTTTTGCCCAAAAGCAGCCCCTCCAACTCCACCGCCGATAAGTCCACCAGCTGCAGAAAAGCTAGGACCACCAAAAAGCAATGGAAAACCACCGCCAAGGATTGCTCCTTGTGCAGCATCACCGAGCATTTGCTTTCTGGTGCGACGAGTTTTGCTAGCCGCTTTCTCCTCGTCTTCTGCTCCCTTCTTTTTTTTCTTGTTCTGACGAATAATTGCTTCATTCTGTCTAATTTGATCTCTAAGCTCTTCTGTCATTTCTTCAGCTGCATCAACACGTCGCTCATCAAGAGCAAGATTTATCTTTGCAACCTGACCACTAAGACGATCAACTTGAACTTTTTGCGAAGCAAGTTCGTTTATCCGCTCCACTAACTGAACTTGTTCCGTGCGAAGCCTATTGGCTTTTGTGATTTGAGCTGACTCAAAACGAACTTGCTGAGCAACAGCCTCAGGACTGCCCAGCTGAGTAGCAGGACCGATTGCTACGCCAGCCCTTCGTCGAGCATCTTGGATTACTTCATTTTGAAGCTTGCCCAGCTTTTCAGCTTGAGCTTCTGCTTGCGCTAAAGCATTAGCGTAGTTTTTAACTTCAGCGGCCTGTTTATTAAAAGGCAGACTTAATTTTAAGCCAACATTGTCAAGGGCAGTAGCAAATGCTTGCGCCTGTGACGTTGCTCCGCCAAATGTTTTAGAAAACGTAGCCTGATTGTTTGTTGCACTTCTGGCTAACTTGTCTAGCTCTGTCTTCGCTTTTCTTATTTCATCGCCTGCTTTTCCAGCGCGAGGAGAAAGAAGATCTAACGGCTGTATATCTCGCGCAAGACTGCGAATTTGACCAATAGTCCTTAGTGTCGCGTCCAGTCGAGACTGACCTTTGACGCTAGCGACTATATTTAGGCTGTAGTCCATAGCCGCGTCAGGCTCGACACTTCACCTAATCCTACCGCCTGCTCATTGTTTGCGCCCTACCAGCAGTCTTAGCGTTCTGAATTGCCTTCTCCTCTTGCTCTCCCTTTAGCTCAAAAAACGCAGCCCATCCGACTAGCTCTTCTTGCGTCATCGTTTGCGAAAGCTGAGCAACGGTCATGCCCAGCTCTTTCGCTAACGCATAGATAAAAAACCAGTCGCCCTTAGCTTTTGAGGTCTGCTTTCGCTTCCTCCACCTTGTTTTCCGTTCCAGAGGCCAGCATTGCAAGCTGAATTTGTTGCAGCACAGCCGCCTCTACAGCATTTTTCAGCACGGCAACCTCGCCATCCTGAAACAGTCGCTTGCCTTTAGCATCCAACGCTTTACGCACCATCATGCTCAGTGCGAAGTCAACGGAGTCGTCGGAGTCAGCGGTTTTCTGGATCGACTCACGCTCGGCAATCGTCAGAGGATGCCAGTAGATCTCCAGCACTACCTCGTCGTCTTGCTTAACCTCGTACTTATACAGCTGGCTAACGCCAAATTTGTTGCGAAGCAGCTCTGAAGCTCGCATTGAAGACCTTCGTTTATTCAATACTATACTATGCAGTTGCAGTAAAGCCGCAAGAAATTACGCCAACAAAGTGTGAGCGATCCTCAATATCCAATGGTGTTGGGCCAACAATGTCAAGCACACGAGGAGAGCTGCTGAACGTGTCGGTGTAGCCAGGTGCGTTGACTGAAGTCAATCCGTCAATAACGGACTCACTAATGGCTGAAAGCACTGACGTGCCAGCAGATTTCGGTACATACACGTTGCACTGAATCGTGCCGGAATAGTAATCCTGAGCTGCGCCTTGGTTTTGGAGCGTGGATTGTCCAAAACTGACCGTCATCAAAATGTACTTTTGATCTTTGCCTGGCGTCGTAAACGCAACATTGTCGTATTTCATCAGCACCGTCGCGTCTGCTGCTGCCACAGCATCAGTCACGGCCTTTTCAAAAGCTGCCCTGGCGTTGACTAAGGTCATGACTACAGCTCGGTATAACCAGTGTAAATCTCGCCAGCTTGCGTGCCAAACGTACCAATGCCTTGCCGCGCTCCGACTGAAATGCGTGGAGCGCGTGGCTTAAATGCCTCTCCAAAAAGCTTTGCCATCTCAGGCCCTTGCACAAACTGCTGAACTTTTCCGCTTTCTAGTGCGTAAACAGCATATTCAGCCGTATTTCCGATATAAACACGTCGTTTGTAGTTAAAAGCCTTTTCGGGAGGATAAAACCTAGGGTCAATCTTATAGTCCTTGTTTTTTGGGTCAGCTCTTTTTGCTTTGCGAAGACCTGCCCATGGCTGAAAATTTTCTACCTTATCCACTGATTTGATTGGTGACGTACTGGCTTTCCAGCTAGACGCAAAAAAGCCCGTATACACAGGACTACGTTTTTTGGTCGCCAGACGACGCATGACCGTCAAAATCAACTTGTTAAAACTCTCCTGCATATATGCCTCTAAATCAGGCCCGACCAAATCAAGAGATCTAGCTGCAGCCATCAGAACCTCACCAGCAGCTGATACAGATACTCCTGATCACCCTTGAAAGTCCGAATGTCTGTGATCTGAGCAACGCGGTTTGATCCCGCATACTTCAGCGTTACCGTATCTTCAAACGTAGGTTGATTGTCTCCAATCTGATCGGGAGTGATATACAAGCGAGCCTTGCGCTCTTCACGCCCCTCCTCCTCTTCAGCGTCAACAAACTCGACTGGCACGTCAAACGAGTAAGCCGTATCAGTCGTTGTCAGCGCTCCAGTGCTTGTGTTGTACGTCGGAGACGCCTTGCGGGTGTACGTGATCGTGTGATCAAACGACTTGCCCAGATCTGCAACGACCTGCTTAGCAACATCCTTGAAAAGACTGTCGAGCGCTCCAGGCATGTCAACCTCTCACAACGCGGACAGAGTACGAACCACTGCCACCAAGACAATAAGCCCCAAGGTAAGACTGAAGCCAAGGATAAACGTCGAATACGTTATTAACAGTTCCGGTAGCTTGACTAGAAGTGTTGTACTCAACTTCCATCTCCCCGAGCTTGACGGACTTGTATAACCCCGTATCGCCGGTAGTCCCTGTAATTGCGTCCGTGTCATTAGCAAGTGCGTTAGCTAACTCATAAGTAGCGTATTTAATGTCGTTTGGAATCGCAGAGCAAGTAAGCTCAACACGATCCACGTGATAATTGTTGCGAGGCCAGCTCAAGGCTTGGTCTGCATCGCAACGATCACCATAAAAATTCAACGTGTCGATCCAGCGAGTGGCTGAGATCAATGCACGATTTTTGTTGTCGTCAGACTTGTTGTCCCACTGCGTGCTGCTTGGAACGGTTTCAAAGTAGGCGTTGGCTTCTGCCAGCGTCACAAAGCTGTTGGCTGTCGCACTCTTCAATGTGGCGTTGATCGTTGCAGCCACGGCTTACCTACCTACCTTTTTCATTACCATTTTATGCGCTTCGGTGAAGGTCTTACCAGACTTCATCAGCCGACGCATCTCGGCCATGTGCTTTTTGGTGTGATGCTCTGCATGACGTTTCATCGCGGCTTCTTGCCGGGTGGTCAGTTTTTTGGAACTGTTGTACGCCATATCAAAAAGAAGGTGGCCCCACCTAATGGTAGGGCCTTTACTCTGATCAAGATCAGATGGTGCTGGTATCCAGCGAGCTGTTGACAGTGATCTGAACCATAGGGATCAGGTCAATGTCGTAGGTAGCAGACCAGTTACCTGCGGTAGCAAGGTCACTGTTGTTCGGGTTGTCGAAGCTGCCACCCCATGCAGTACCCATCACGTGATAGGTGGAGTGATAGTCAACAGACAAGACGTCCTGCTTAGAAAGCACATTGCGGTCTGCTTCAATCCGAAGATCTTGCTGAACGCCTTCCATGATTGCGCCTGCTTTCGTCAGATAGCAGTAGAACTCACGTTGGTGACCGCCAGTGCCAGGAGCAACGGTATTAACCGCAGGATCCATAATCACATTCATACCAGCAAATTCGCCGATAGAACGTGCACCAACGCCAACACCACCACCACCCCAGGTGATTGCACCACCTGTGGACAATGCTGAAGTGGAGAAAGTCAGCAGGCCCACCTGATACAGGTAGTAACCAACAGAAGGGTGAACAACCAAAGTGTCTAGCTCGTCACCACGCTCTCCAAGGAGAGAACGGCCACGTGCTACAGCAGCAGCGGTAAGGAAGTTGTTTTCATCCGCTCCAGATGCAGCAGCTTTACCCAAGTCCAGAGCGTTACCGGACAGAGCAGTGCCAAACAAACCAGCAAGCTGAGAGAACAGACGGGCACTGTTCAGCTTGTTAATGGCGTCAGCCAGTTGGTTGCGGATGTGAAGCATAGGATCTTCACCGGCCGCCAAAACTGCGATGTCATCTACGGCATACGCGAAACCGCGATGGCAGATGGTTGCAATCTGGGTGCCAGTACCGATCTTCTGAGGAGTCAGATAACCAGCGCCACTGGTGCCCCAAGTGGCAGTACCACTCATGATCTCCTCGGTAGGAGATGTGGGGTTGAACTCTGGAACTTGAATGCGCGTGCCACCCTGACGAGAATCAAGGAGAGCATTACGAGCAATTGCGCCGGACTGAATGAACAGACTGCGCTCTTTGATTGCCTCAGACACATAAGTGCTGATATTATTCCTTTTTACGATGTCCGCCAGAAGGACACCGCCGGAATAATTCTGAAATGGAGCAGCCATTTCTTATTC